AATCTTTTAAGCTTATTATTTGCTATATTTTGTAGATTTCCTTTACTCTTTTCATCAAATTTTTCCACTTCTTGCAGTAATCCAAATTCTTTAATACTTGCATCATCCTTTGCTTCTGCCACTACTCTCTGAGTCTTTTCATCACCGCTGACTACAATTATTTTATTTTTCAAATCTGCAATGCTTCTGCTGTGACTCACGCTGTTCAAAAAATCTGTTGCTTTTACAAGATTGTTTTTGCTCAGTTCATAAGTGCTATCAATTATTATTTTTTCGTAAGGACTTATTTTTACAGTTGCTTTTTCCATTTCAAGCACATATTTTTTCTTATTTTCCGCTGTATTAATATTAATGATATCTTTTATTATTTCACTTACTGTCTTATCATTATAAATTTTAGTGATAACGCTTGTTAATCCTCTTATTTCTACAGTTATTCCAAACTCAGCACATAATTCTTTTATTGCGTTTTCACTGCTGATCTTGTTAAATTGCTTAATAGTAGTTGACTTGTTAAGCCAAAAAGCATAATCATATGCTTTAAAACTTCTTGTATTATTCCCGTTATCTTCTTCAACTATTATTACCTGAGTAATCATTTCATTGCCTTTAAATAGAGATAATCCACTTCCAAGTGTTATATTATCTAAAAAATTAAAATTCTTATCATTAAAATTATCTGGTAAAGTAAATGACATTTCCAAACCCAAAGTATCAATGCTCTCACTCCATTTTAAGCCTGAAATAAAAGGCATTATATCCAATCCTTCATTTGCTGATATAAGCCTGAAATCCATTTTTCATTACCTCCCGCCATTTCTTTAGCTTTATTTATTGTCTGCTGTTCTATTTCCTTAGCTTTTTTAACTACTTTTTCTTCAAATTCAGTCAACGGCTCTTTTCCCTGTGGCCTTTTATATTCAGTAACTTCAAGACTATATGGAACGTCTCCTGCTCTGTCCGAAATCCCATGCTGAAAATTATATCTACATTCCATATTCAGCACAATCTTAAATTTACTGATTATAATTACTCTCACAGGCTCATTTTCATCCCTGTATTTTTCAAAAAACTTTATATAAAACTTAGGATTTGGAACACTTCCCATTTCCATCCAATGATATATTTTATTTGGAAAATAACTTTCTATTTCAAATTTTCTTAGTCCTTTTTTCCCGATTAAGAGTAAAAAGCCTTTATCTACTGTTTCAAACTCTTCATCAGATAAAGACTGATTAATCACATGAATATGCGGAACTACAGGGAGTATTGCATATTCATTTCCTTTTTTAAACATAACTTTCATATTTTACTCCCTCCTACATATTCTCATAAGCTCCCATTACCTTTGCTACAATTTCATTCCCTACATAGTTAGCATATTCCTCATTACCAATAACATTTCCTTCAATTGTAACATTTACCGAAACGCTTGGCTTTTCAGATTGCTTTTTACTCTGTTCATGACTCAAAATTTTTGTTCCGCTAGGCAATACTGCCACTTCGTTTCTCTTGTTTTCGTTTATTTGTGTAATTCCACCTTTAAAATAAGATGTTCCAAGAGCTTTTCTTCCAGGAACAGGCCCAGCTGAAACATTATTTGCTTGCACATTTACACTTTTATTTTCTGCTTTCGTGTTATTCCAGTTCATCAGTTTTTGAATTGCTCCGCCTATAGAGTCTTTTACTCTGTTGAATCCAACTATAACTGCATTTATTCCACCCATAAGGCTATCAAAAGCATTTTTAACTACATCTATTGCAGGCTTTAAAAAATTCATAAACTGATTCCATAGCGAGATTGCTCCAGCTTTTATTGTATCCCAGTTTTTATATAAAGCTATTCCAACTGCAATTAATGCCGTAACTGCCAAAATTACTATTCCAATTGGATTCGCATACATTGCCGCATTCCATGCCCATTGTGCAACTGTGACTGCATTAACAGCTATTGCTCCACCTGCTAAAACTGCATTTTTTGCTACTTCTGCTGCAATTAGTGCAAACGTTACCGCCTGAGTTCCTATCATTATTCCTTTGTAAGTAAGAAATGCTATTCCAATTGTCGTAAGAATAGGAGCAAATTTATCAAAATTTGTCACAAAAAATCCTGCAACTTCAACTATTTTTAGTCCTAATCCAATTAAAGTATTTTTTATTTGCAAAATCTGTGGTTTATTTTCAGTAACAAACTTTTTAAAAGAAGCAACTATCTGGAGAACTTTTTCCCTTATTGCTGGCATTTGAGAATTAAACCATCCTGCAAATTCTCCTAAAACTGACATGACTACAGCTCCTACTTCTTCTTGTAAATCACCAAAATCATTCTTTAATTGTTGAATTTTCCCCTGGTCCGTCTGTGCCATCGCTTCATTAACTCCACCGACCTTTTGTTTTAATAAATCAGCAAGTAAAGCGGCTTTTTGAGTTTCTGTTCCAGATTTCATGATTTGTTCCTGATGTTTATCCAAAACAATTCCAGCTTTTTTTAATGCCCCTGTTTGGCCACTCATAGCTTTTCCTAATAATTTCCCATAGTTAGCCATGTCTTCACTTGTTACATTAAGCCCTTTTTCTTTAACCGCAAGATCTGCCATTCCAGGAAGTAATTTCTTTATTGAGTCAGCCTGTAACCCAAATACCCCAGCACTTGTTATCCCAGCTTTTAGAACGTCATCTTCAACAACTCCTTTAGATTGTAGCACTGAGGTATAATCTTTTAAGTCATTTATTTGTCCTTTAGTCATTCCCTTTGTGTTTTTAAGTACTGTTTCCATTTTTGTTGTCTGTAGCTGAGCTTCATTATAGGCATCTGCTGACTGTTTCAAAAAAACTCCTGTTGCTGCAGTTAATGCCGCAGTTCCAACAGCAATTCCTTTAATTGCAGTTTTTGCAATCCCCGCTCCAGTTTTCTTTATTTTATTCATTCCCATTTTAAAGCTTCTTTCACTAGCTTTTGCACTTGCTGTAGCTTTTTTAAGCGGTCCTGTGAATTGATCCTTTAAATTCAGAATGACATTAATACTTCTTGACATCTTATGCACCTCCCATCATTTTCTGAAGTTTTTGAGATTCAAGCTTAATATGAAATTCCATGCTCTCATAAAAAAAGATTTTCTCCAGAGTACTCAAATTTAATAAGTAATCCAAAGAAAACCCCTTTTGAAGATAATAAGAAATCAAAAATGTATCTCCATCATTCTCTATGAGTTTTTTATACCATCTCCAATTTCATTTTCCTTATTTTCCTCTTTCTTTTCTTCATATTTTCCTAATCCATATAAAGATAATATATAAGTTGCAAAATTTCCTATTTGCCCTATATTGTTATCAAAAACTTTTAAGACTATATCATAAGGCTCAACGCAATTAAAAGCTTCCTGCAACTCTTTTTTCGCAAAATCAGGGCAATGTCTGTAAATTAATTCAATATTTCCTTTAAGTCCATTTGTCGCTGCATTTGCTTCCATTTCAATTTTATCTAAAATTTCCGTAACCTTGTATGGACTTATTTTTTTTACCATTATACTTCCGCCTAAAAATTCCGACTTGTATTCCTTAATCTGATCTCCATTTTCCCTTCTTGCCTTCAATTCTAAAAAATCACTTAATCCCAGCTGTTTCATTTTTTTCTCCTTTCTAATCAATTGAATCTATATAGTTATAATCTGCAAAGTTAAAAGGAACTTCTTCTTCAATTATTTTTTTATTTTCAAACTGCATTACCATTAGTTCATTCAGGGTAACATCTAGTATTTCCACTCTTTCTGCTCCATAGGCAGTTGGGTCTGCTAAAGTTGCAACTATTTTAATCGAAGGAAGATTTCCGTTTCTAAAACCTTTTGCAACAAGCTTACTTACCCTGCTATCTATTTTTGTTGTTACTATTGTTCCTTCACCCGAAAAACCTATATATCTTTTTTCAGTTCCAAATTTCCCTGGAATATTTACATCCTCGTATTCAGCTGAAACTTTAGCTTCAAAGGACTTAACATTCATCCATTCATCGTCATTGACCCATACTTTTCCAAAGTTTCCCCTGATTACTCTATTTGTTTCCATTTTATTCGCCATAATATTCTACTCCTTCCCTTAAAACATATGAACTCTAAATTCAAAATCTTCTACTGCATTTAATATTTTGATATTCCCAAGCATAAACACTTTTTTCTTAAATGTTAGTTTCTTAATTTCTTCATCTGTCATTTCATTAACTTCAATTTTCCCAACTCCTAGCCATGCTAGTTTTTGAGATTCAATATCTACTTCAGCTCTGTTATTATACTCAGGATCTAAAATATCCTCTCTTGTTAATTGCCTAAAGTACGAATTTACAGCCGAAAAGAATAATACTTGATTGTCATATTTATTCTTATATTTACCAATCCACGTTTTAAATGTTTCTCTAATATCATCCGTAATTAAGTCCATAGACTCAATTATGATAATATCTTTCATATCTTCTGTAATATCCTGCGTTATATCCTTTAATGAAGTACATGCTCTAGCAACTTTCACATCATCTTCATCTTTTATTAAACAAAATCCACCATTATCAATAACTGTGTCAATATTTTCAAAAATAGACACATCCTCTAAATTCCCACATAAAAAGTTAGTAGCAGATCTTGTCATTGGTAATCCGGCCAAAAGACCAAGCAAAGTTGGGATATATTCATTTCCATTTTTTTCACCTCTTGCAGTATCTTTAAATTTAACTTTTTCATTCATAAAATTCACTACATGCCTACAATTAGTATTTGTTCCTTTATACACTACCGCTTTATAAGTTTTTCCTAATTTTTCCTGTTCTTTTATCCATGTAACTATATCATCATGATCTGTTTGCAAATCCGAGGGAGTTCCCAGCCAGTTTACTCTTTCCTTTGCCACTAATTTTAAAGCATCGGCCATTTTCCCTTTTACTCCAGTTCCTATTCTAAAGATTTTCACCTTTGCAGGAGTAAACTCAAAACAATCCTTTAAAAATCTATAATTTTCAGGAGTCCAATCTGATTCCTGTATTTCAGTATAGCTTTTATAAACCTTTGTCGTAATGTTTGCATTTGTATCATCCCTTATTATTATTCCAACTATACCTTGTTGACTACGCTTAACTGCAGTTACTGCCTTTTGCGTAAATAATATCAAAATACTTGGCAATCCCATAAATGCACCTCTTTCTAATTAAATTTATATTTCATCTGAAATCCTTCGCCTAGTTCTTCTTTTTGTTCTTTTTTCTCTATTTTTACAAAGTTATCAATAACAACTTCAGTTTTAATTTCAAGTTCTTCAATTGCTTCAATATTAATGTCATTTATAATGTCTTCTAGTGTCATTACTTCAAATTCACCAATTAAAATTCCATCACTGACATTAAAAACTATTTCATCAATATAAATAAAAAAGGCTCCCTTAATCTTTAAATGACTAAAAAAAGCCTCTTCCAGTTTTTCCTGAATTTCAAGCAATTCAATTTTATTTTTCTCTCTGTTTTTTGAGAAATAATATATTCTGACTATAAAATTACGTTCCTTCATACTTTGCATGAAGGCTGATGTTTTTAAATTGTCTATTGAAGTTCTGACCGAAGGCCTTTCAAATTCCTCTTCTAAATTCTTACTGTCTACATTCATTTGCAGACTTTCATTTATTTTCCTGTTAATAGCTAACATAACTTCTTTAAGACTTATCATCATTCCACCTTCAAATTATCCAGCATTTCATCAATATCTTTTGAGAATTCTTCACTAAATTCCTCTTTTATTCCATCCAAAACATGATATCCTTTGACAAACCCAACTTCTTTTCCAGACTTTGTAACCATCCTGTGGCCATATTCTATTAGATGTGCGTGAGGTGCTGAATTATAAACTCTTACAGCGTCTTCATCTCCTGCATATTTATATACCCTTCCACGCTTAAATCCTTTTATATAGTTTCCAGTTTTAGTTTTTACCATTCCTTTTGCTTTACTTACTACTTTTCTTCTTAGTTTATTTCCACTCTTCTGTAACATTCTTTTAACTTGTTTTGGATATTCTTTAGAGCATATATCAAGCATTTCCTTTGTAAATTCATTCAATCCTTCTATTTTAACTGACATTATTCATCAATCCTTCTACAAAACACTTCAATAAATTCTCTATTAGTAAAGTCTTCATTCCAGTAAATAACTTCATATTTATTGTTTTTATGCATAAAATACCAGTCTTTTTTTATTTCTAAAATAGACTGCTTTCTAAAAGTTAATCTATAAGTTTGTTCGTTATATTCTGTTTCCGCAGGAGTTTTTGTTTCCTTACTTCCCTGAGATACTATTTCACAGTAAGCATTTTTGACAAACTTTCCTATCCTATCTTTTTCAGCAAGTTCATTTTCTATTTCTATCATTCTATAAACTGATACTTCATGCCTTAATTTTGTACTCCTGTCTCTCATTTTATTCACTCCAATACTGCAACTGGGAAATCATTGAACGAATCACATAAGAAAAATCTGTTGTATCTTTTTTAGCCTGACTTCTGTTGTCATATAATTCTTGAATAAGAACTAATTGAACCATTTCAGCTTTTGCTTTGAACTGTTCATTTTTTATTTTCTTATCAAAATTATCTATGGCATCTTTTAGATAACTCTCTGATATTAATATAAAATTATCTATCAGAGAATCATCATAATCAAGTCTAAGATATTGTTTTACCTTTTCCTTATCCATGAATTAGTACCTCCTAAGAAGTTGCTAATTCTAAATAAACCATTGCAGCTTCATCTACTTTTTTAACATCAAATCTTTCTATTGCTCTCATATAAGTTGCATTTTTAGTAAATCCTGCTTCAGAGGATACCGCTAATTCAAGTCCTTCTCTGTCAAAAAACGATACAAATTCTGTTAAATCACCTACAAAAACTGGTGCTTTTGTTGTATTCATGGGCAATAAAGCATCAGAAAGTACAATAACTGGTCTCCCTTTATATGTCTTTTGTGTAGTATTTTGCAGATTTATTTCCAGCAAAGGTCTTCCCTGTTTATCATCAAGATTATCTAAAAAATTAAATCCTGTCTGATTTGTTATTATGATTGCATTCTGAGATATTGCAGGATCTAAATCCACATTTAAAGCTGTATTTACGACTTTAATATTTGCCGCAGGTTTTGGAGTTAGTCCTTTTAGCAATGCTATTATTTTTTTATTTTCTGTATTTACTGCTTTCTTAACAAATCTTCTACCTATATATGCTGATAGATTAACATTTTCATCTGAAAGCAAAGTATTTGATATAGGAATTATATCTCCATAATCTGCTGTTGTATATTTAACCTGTCCAAAATCCACATCAGACTTATTTATTTCATTCAGTTCCTCAAATGATATAAGCTCTCCTGTATTACTCTTTTCAATCGGTAAAGTTCCAGTCAATGAAGTTACACGCACTACATTGCACAATCCTTTTAACGAAACAAGTTCCCTTCTTAGTTCTTTTATTTCATTGAACTGTTCTACTGGCACTAGATATCCACCTTTTCCGTCAGTTGCTTCTACCTGTCCAGGTGTACCTGCTGCATTTAAAAACTCTCTTTCTTCTTCTGTAACGCTTTTTCCTAACAACATTTTATTAAAAATTCTATTGACGTTCATTTTATCCTCTCTTACTTGTATTTGATTCCCTTTAAAATTTAGCACTTCATCTTCTTCCAATGCTTCCTGTACTGCAATTGCATTTTTAAGCTCCGTTAATTCACTTAATTTTGCATGTGCTTCATCTATTTTCCCTTGATCCTGCAACCCTTTTATTGTGTTCTTCAATTCTTCAAGTTTTCTTTTCATTTCTATTGATTTTTTCATTTACATCATCCTCTCTTTATAAATTTAATGCTATTTCTATTTCTTTTATTTTTTTACTGTTATCTACAACTGGTTCAGTTTCTGTTTTAAAGTTTTCAGGTAATTTCTTAAAATTTTTAGGATATTCTCCAGCACAGTTTAGTATTTCCTGTTTTTTTCCTACAGTTATATCAAAATAATTACTTGCTTCTTTTCCTGTCAGCCATGTTTCAGCATCTATCATTTCAGTTATTTTTTCTTTTGCTACGCCTTCCAATGTTTTCTTTAAGTACGTATTTGTAATTCCCTCCTGTATTGTGTCAAGAGTTTCTGCAATGTTTCTAAAGTCATTAGCATCACCACTTGCCACAGTGCTTGGCTTATGAATCATTAAAAAAGCATTTTCAGGAATTTCTATTTCATCACAGCCAAAAGCAATTATACTCGCTCCGCTAGCTGCTAAACCATCCACTATTGCCTTTGTTTTTCCATCATGCCTTGCTAACATGTTTGAAATTGCAACACTTGCAAAAACATCACCACCACCGCTATTTATATATACATTCAAATTTTTACCCTTACATTCTTTCAGCAGTTCTCTCACATTTGAAGGATATGTGTTTTCATCTCCCCCCCATGACCAGCCTTTCCAACTGTCATCAAGGATATCTCCTGTGATATACATGTCAACTGAAGTTTCTGTAGAATTTTTAAATTTTAAAAACTCATTCATTATTTTCACCTCCCTTCAAATATGCGTTACCTACGTTTTTTAATTCAACATAGCTTCCATTTACAAGTATCTTTTCGCCATCTTCCACTTTAGGAAGTCCAGCATAAGTTCTTGCTTCGTTGATAGTGTATATTGAGCCTGAGACATATTTTGTTATACTCTCAGCTTGTGTTTTTAAGTCTCCTCTCAAAATACTAGCTACATTAAATTCAAATCTTAATCCTTTTTTTCTTTCTTCCTCTGAAAGCATCTTATAATTAAATTCCTCCTCATACTGATTCAGAATAAATAGGAGTGTGTCAATATAAAAAGTCAAGTTCTGCATTTCACTGTTAGCATAGCTTGACTTATCGTAGTTATTTAAATGATTTGGCTTAACTCCAAAAGCTGCTGCAATTTGTAGGCTTGTAAACTTTTTCAATTCGTAGAATTGTGAATCCGTCAGTTTTAAATCTAGGGGAACTAAATCCATTCCAAGGGGTATTGGAATAATTCCTCTGCTATCATTTCCAGTTGCAAAATTTGCTAACTCATTTACAAGCATTGCTTTCTTTTTACTGTCAAAATCACCAGTGTATTTCAGAATAGCTTTTGCAGTAAGGCCCTTTTCATATAGATTATTTAAATACTGTTGACTTACCTTTACTCCTTTCAAGGTGCTTGCTAAAGTTTCTCTAACCGATTTTCCTACAAGTCCGTCTTCACTAAGTCCACCTTTAAAATGCAGTATTTCTTTATCCTCAAATATATATGTTTTTCCTGTCTTTGGTGCTAGATACCTATAATACATTTTGTTTCCTCTTTGGAAAATATCAGCATTATCAATCAATATCTGCATATTTCGGCTTTCAAGTGGATATATTCCTTCCAGCTTTCCATTTTTTTCATATTGTAAATACGCATAAGCATTTCCTGAATGATTTCTGTGATATTCTATCAGAGCCTTAAAAGTCGTAGGTGTCATGAACTTATTAGGTCTGACTTTTAACATCTGCAAACTGTCATGAGCATATATTCTGTTATTATCACTATCTTTTAAATTAATTGATAATTTCCCTATACTTTCACTTAAAACTTTTAAACATGTAAAATATGTTATTTCACTTAAATCTTTTCCTGCAGATATATTATCACCTTTTAAAAATTCATATATTTCTCCAGACGTTTCTTTTTCACGTTCGTTATCTTCTCCCTGATTTAATATATTTATTGCTTTTTTTACTATCCATTTATCGAATATTTTCAACCATTTCACCTACTTTCCTTTTATCATTTCAAACCAATCATCAAATTCAGAATCGGCACTGTATTCATTTTTATTAACTAACATTATTTTCCAAGCATCTATAACAGCATCAACTGGATCTATTCTATATTTTTGAGCCTGTTTATCTATTTTGATTTCTCCGAAACTATTGCTTGTTGTAGTTGCATTAGCAATACTCCATTTTAGCAAGTCATTTTCTTTATCATATAAAAGCTGATTCGCTTTTACTGACAGCTGAAAATCTTTTGTTGCGTCGTTCAATGATTTCGCAGATTGCTTTATTTCTGTCAAGTCACATGCTAAAAAGTCTAAATCTTGTAAAAATACACTTGCATTATGACTATCATATCCAACTTCTAAAATCCTAATTTCATATTTTTCAATCAGTTCTTTCAAATGATTTATTATAAATTTATAATCTGTTTTCACTCCAAATGCTCCGCTCGTGAGTGTTAATAATCCTTTGCTTATCCACATTCTATACGGAACATCATCTGTTTTTTCATGTTCAGCAAGCCTTAATTCAGGCATAAAAGAATGCGAATAAATATATATTTTTTCATGCTCCAACGGAAATACAAGAGATATGCTTGTCAAATCTCCACCACTTGATAAATCTATACCAAGATAACATTCCTTGCCTTTCATTTCTTCTATAGTAACATCACTTTCACATTCTTTGAATTTCTGCAAGTCAACAAAACCACCTACTCCATTTGTCACCCAATAATTAAGGTGTTTTGTCATAAAATTCAAAAGATCTGCTCCACCTTTTTCTTTTGCTTCAACTGCTTTTTCTGCAAGTCTTGCAACCATATCTTTATTGATTGTATCATCTGAATTAAAAAGCAAGTACGGATTACTCTTTGCCCAGTTATTATAATCCCAAATATCATCATCTTTATCCATTTCACAGATAAAAATAAAAAGTGATTCTTTATCAATCACTTTCTCTAATACTTTTTCGCAGAATTTATATTGTTCAAAACAGAATCCATTCAGATTAAATCCTGCAGTTGTTATTGCTAATGTCAAAGCTCCGTCAACATTAATTTGACCGTCAAGCATTAACTTGTACATCTGATTATTTGGATGTGCATGTAATTCGTCGCATATGGCCAAAATACTTCTAAATCCATCAGCACTTTTTGTATCTCTCCCAAGCGACTTGATAACATTTCCTGTAACAAATGATTTTATAGTCCTTTCATGTTCTGTAATTTTGTACATCTCCTGTAAGTCGTTGTCACTCCGAATAAACTTTGCTATTTCATCCCAAACTATATTTGCCTGTTCCTGTTTCGTGGCCGCACAAAATATCCGTCCTAATTTATATCCTGAAAATGTTGCAAATTGATTTGCCATTGCTCCCGATAAAATAGATTTTCCATTTTGTCTTCCGACTTGAATGTAAGCTTCTCTGAATCTTCGTTCCTTTGTCTTCTTTTTAACCCAACCAAATAAAGACCCTATTATAAAGTTTTGAAATCCTCTTGTACTGAGTTTTTGCTGTTCTTCACCTTCACCAATCACCAATTCATTGATTATATTTATTGCTTTTTCAGCAAGTTCCTTATTAAATTTATAATCAAAATTCTTTTTCTTCAAATCTTGCAAATGCCTTTCACATGCTAGGTATTCCTTTCTTCCTGCTATCTTTTTACCTTTTACAACCAATTTTGCATATTCTGTTGTCCTATCCATTTTTAGCACCTTATAAATATTTTAAATATTTGTTAGTGCTGCTCTCTTCTTTTTTCGGCACTATCAGTTTTAATCTGTCTGTTGTTGCAAGTCCAAGTTTAGTAGAGCATTGCATTATTTGCTTCACATATTTTTCCTGTGCAGAAAGTAAAGGATGCACTACATGAAATTTATCGTTAGCAGTTTTCCTGATACCTAAATATCCAGTTTTTTGAATTTTTTCAGTTATATCTACATAGCAATCATAAGCATTGCAATACATTGCCAATATTCCTAGATCTAAATTGTCAAGTAACTCAACATGCCCTGCTTCTTCGACAACTCTATTAAATTCTTTTTT